AAAATACAAAAGCTGCTGTCATGAGTATATTGAACAAAATCACCGTAGACCAGTTCCAGCGCATTGTGTCTATTGAGGCCAACGCAATCTACACGACGAGCGACAAAAAGATCGGTGTCATCGCCGTTCTTGACGGCATCCCGATCGAGCAGGTCAAGAAGATGACGATTGCGGAGGTCAACAAGCGCTATGGTGAGATCAACGCGGCGAGCAAATCGCTATCGTCACTGGCGGCTAAGCGTCACGCCCAGGTCGCCGGAAAGTGGTATCAATTTGAGTGGTTCATTGACGAAATCAGCGCAGGGCAGCTTGTGGAGTTATATTCCTACGACATGAGCAGCGAGCAGGGGGTGATTGACAACTTGCACCTGATCTTGGCGACGCTTTCGAGGGAGTGCAGGGTGTGGAAGTGGTGTTCGAAGGCATACGACGGCAAGGGGCACAAGCAACGCGCAGAGGCGATGTTGCAGATGAACATGGGTGACGTTTGGGGTTATGCCGCTTTTTTTTTGCAGCTTTCAGAGCCTTTGTTGACGATTATGCGGAGGTCTTTGACGGAGCAGGGGACGACGACGACAACGGCCAAGGCGTAAAGAAGCCGAACTACGGCTGGGTGGGTGTGGTCTACCGTATGGCCGGCAAAGATCCGCTGCGCATGGACCAGGTATTCAACATGCCGGCAAGAGAGTTTATGAACGCGCTGTTGCTGATGAAGGCTATGCCGTAGTGCATAGATTTCCGCGCTGCGATATTTACCTGCATGAAATTTACCACAGAGATAGAAGGCGACGTACTGGGCGTTGGCGCTGACGTGACTAAGGAGTTCAGCCTGTCGCGATCTCCTGACGTGAACGCGGCTCTCATTCGGTGGATGCAGGATGTCATCAAGTTGACCGTTGAGGGCATTGAACGCGTTGACGCTAAGGCTACGCTCAACCTGCGTCAATCGGTAGGCTTCGCAGAGTTGCCTGTCGAGCAGAAGGTCGCGCAGGTCGCTATGGAGATGGCCAGCTACTGGAAGTTCGTTGAATACGGCGTCAATGGCGTGCGTGTCAACAGGGGTGCGCCGTTCAGCTTTCGGAGTATCAACCCAAGTCCTTCGCACGTGGCAGCGATCCGCAAGTGGGCAATAGACAAAGCACTCGGCATCCCTGCTGACGAAATCGACGCGGCGGCATACAACATCGCCAAGTCAATAAAACGCAGAGGCATCAAGGGGCGGCCATTCCTCAACCCAGTGCTAAGCGACGCGAAGATGGACGAACTGGTGAGCAGCATCGCCGAGGTCGTCGGCAAGGAAATATCAATTTCAATCAACGTATGAGCATAACAGTTATATCCGCGCTGCCTTCGCTGCTTCCTGTCGGCAACAGCGATGTCGTGGTTGTGTCGAGCAACAACACCGCTTCTGCCAACTTCCGCTACGTCTGCGACGTGTCGGGGTCGCTTTCCTCCGCGCGCTTGAAGTGCGACAAACTGCCGACGACGAACAACGGCTTCTTCGGAGTTAGCAAGGTCGTTGAAACGCTGATTGCGCCGAAGATACCACAGCTTACCAGCGGCTGGCAGGATGGCGGCTACGCAGTCAACACGAACCTGACCTTCCGCGAGGAGTTCGGCTCACCTCCGACGGTGGCGACAGGCGGCACAGCATCAGCGTCGCTGATCGCGTGGCAGGCGGCGTTTCGCCAGCAGGACTACGCGGCCTATTCGCCAAGTGGGTACATAGCGGCGACGGTGTCGGGGGATACTCCAGCGATTAAGGTGTTCAGCAACAGGCCAGTGACTTCAACGCTTGGATCGGGTGATAGCGACTTCATCGGCGTGCTTTCCAACGTTTCGGGCATAGCGTTACGCGTCAGCTACGACGGTGGCACACCGCGTGCAGCCTTTCTGGTGACTGGCAGCGTTTCGGCCATCAGCAACATCATAAACGCTGGCCCTTATGGAGTGTACAACCTCACGTCTTCGCAGTGTTCCGACGGCAACGCAGGGAGCGTCAACTTCCCTACGGATGGCGGCAAGATTGCGGTCTTGGTGACTTTCAATACGGCAGGCACGAATACAAGCGCGTTCAGCCGCACCGCTGCATACACCTACGTCATCGACAACTGCCAGCGCTACAACGACCTGCGTGTTTTCTTCCGGAATATGTACGGCGGTGTTGACGGCTACACGTTCACACGGATGAACAGGCAGCGCGTTGATGTTGACCGCAAGACCTACGGCTACAACGCCAGCGTCTACGGCGATGACGTCTACGACAAACAGTGGTCGGTGACGTACCGCGACACCTACACGCTGAACAGCGACTGGCTCACCGATGCGGAGTTCAGCTGGCTGCAAGAGATGATATACGCTCCCGAGTGCTGGATTCAACTTGGCACGCAGCTGGTGCCTGTCGTCGTGCAGACCAACACCTACAACATCCGCAAGCGCGTCGTTGACAAATTGCAGCAGATCAGCGTTGACGTTCAGGTTGGCTACGAAAACACTGCGCTATGAGTAACGTGAAGTTCGTTTGCTACCCTGATGCCGATGCGCCGTCGTCAGGCTTTGACCTTGACGTTTCGGGTGACACGGATATTGCCGTCACTTTCAGCGTTCAGGACTTGGCTGATGTCACCAAGCGCAAGGGTGCGTTCAGCAAGACGATTGCGCTGCCCTCAACGAGGGGCAACGACGCTGCCTTCCGCCACGCCTACAACGTGCAGAGCTTCGTTGGCGGCTTCACGCCAAACAAGCAGGTCAAGTGCGCGGTGTGGAGTGACGGCGTGCAGGTCTTTGCTGGCACTATGCAGCTCTTGTCCATGAGCGTGACCAAGGGGCAGGCGACTTACGAGGTTGCTATCTACGGCGAGGAGGTGGCGCTATTCAGCAACATGGCTGACGTTAAACTTGTTGACACTGTCGGTGTCACCGGCATGAACCACACGTTTAGCGTTTCGCTGGTTACTGGCAGCTGGGATGACACCTTCAGCGATGGCAGCGGTTATGTCTACGGCATCATCGACGCTGCAGGTCACTTTCATTGCTACGATGTCACCAATCCATTAGGACCGCTTGCGCCGCTGTTCAGCTCGGTGACGCCAATCTTTGACAGGTTGATCCCGATTGAATTGATGCGGCCAAATATCTGGGTTAAGAAGATGGTTGACTTGATCTTCGCGCAGCACGGCTATCGGTATCAGTCGGCTTTCTTTGACACCACGGAGTTCGAGCGTATGGTCATCCCTTACGCTGGCGACGCTTTCGCGTATGCGAGTGGATCGAATAAGTGCTATGTTGGCAGCGAAGAGGTTACATGGGATACGGCGCAAGAAAAGACGATCATCTTTGACCAAACTGGCGATCCATTCTTCAACGGCGACGATGGCAAGTTTAACACCACAAATGGCATTTTTACGGCCAGCAGCCAATATGCAGGTAAGTATCAATTTAGGTTTGAAGGGTTATTTACTGGTGCATCCGGAACAACAACTTTGGTGATTAGCGCAAGAGATAGCAGCGGCAATTTATTGAAAGACATTTATGGCGATGATATAACATACACTCAAGCTATCGGTGCTTTTTCACGAGGACTGTCTTTAGATCGCACTTTAATACTTAGCCCAAGTCAAACGCTAAAAGTTACAGTCAGTTCGGACACGGCAGGGTTGACGTTAAACGCATCGACAGTTCAGATTAGCTTACTGGAAACATTTAGTCGAGTTGGCCAATCTATCGACATGCGCACGGCGCTACCTGCCGACACCTTGCAGATTGACCTCCTTGCTGATTTGCAGAAGATGTTTAATTTATACTTCTACCAGTCGCCGCAAGATCCCTCTCTCATCTACATTGAGCCGTGGGGTGACTTTTATTCCGAGCCTGTCGTCGATTGGTCGCAGAAGTCCGACGAAAACGAAGAGATGACGATGGTATGCGGCGATCCTGAACTGCGCAAGCGCTTCACCTTTGCGTATCGCGATGGCGGCGAGGCTTTGTCGAAGCAATACCGCAACACGTGGCAGACTGGCTACGGATCGCGGCAATATGACACCGACAACTTCTACGGACGTGGCGAGCAGGTCATCGAAACAAAGGCGGCGACGGTCATCCCAGCGCAATACCGCACGAACATCGTCATGGGCAGGACGTGGGATGTCGAGGCGGATGGCAGCATCCGGACGATGAAGACAGGGTACAGGCTGGCGCAGTACAACTACGTGAAGATGCAGCCGTCACCAAGTGGCAGCGTTGAAACATGGCTTTGGGTTGATGGCTTCAATACAGCGGCAAGCAGCTGGGTGAGTGGTGACACGTTGCCATACATCGGCCACGTTAACAACCCATACAACCCAAGTCAGGACTTGGCGTTTGGTATGCCAAGGCAGATTTACTTCGCCTTGCCTGATGGTCAGGCAGGATTCACGCCGTACACGAACAACAACCTATTCAACACGTACTGGAAGAACTACATCGAGGAGATTGCCAGTAAAGAGGCGATGCAGGTTGAGGCAACGTTCCTGCTGACGGTCACAGACATTGCCACGTTGGACTTCCGCGCTCCTGTCTACTGGCACGGCATCAGGTGGCGGCTGCTTGAGATTAAAGACTACAGGATCGGGCAGAACGTCATGTGCCGGGTGACGCTTCGCCGCATCTTAAACCTCGCAGAGTTCAGCGCGCAGTCGGTAAATCCTGTCGGCAACTACAACTTAAATGCGGAGGTGCAAGGTGAGTATTACCCACAAATCGTCAACCCAATAAAAGGCAAGTAATGGCAGAAGTAGACAAAGAGATCACCGTCAAGGTCAGGGCGGAGGACGACACCCAGAAGGCGACGCAGTCGGCAAAGGCGCGCCTCCGCGACTTGCAAAAGCAGATGCTTGACCTCGAAGCGGCTGGCCAGAAGAACACCGACCAGTTCCGGCGGATGGCTGCCGAGGCAGGCTCGCTGAAGGATGCCATCGGTGACACAAGCGCACAGGTCAAGGCGTTGGCATCGGATACGCGGACGCTGGACACGTTCACCTCTGCTATCCAAGGCATCGCAGGCGGCTTTGCCGTTGCGCAAGGTGCAGCCGCGCTGTTCGGCGAGGAGAGCGAGGATGTTCAGAAGGCAATGATGAAGGTGCAGGCGGCGTTGGCGTTAGTCAATGGTGCAACGGCTGTTGCCAATGCGCTGAACAAGGACTCCGCGCTGATGGTCAACCTGAACGCGGCGGCGCAGCGTGCCTATGCGTTGGCAGTGGGCACCAGCACAGGGGCGCTGAAGGCGTTTAGGATTGCATTAGTCACCACTGGCATTGGTGCGGTTGTGGTTGCGTTAGGATTTGCGATTGAAGCTATGATACGATTCACGAGCAAGACCGATGACCAAAATGAGGCACAAAAGGACTTAAATAAGTCACTATTTGAATCGGTCAACATGCTTGACCTCTACGAGCGCAAGTTGAAGGCAGAGGGCGCGACTGATGAGCAGATCGCCAAGATTAGAATGGCGCGATTTGAGCGTGACCTACAAACGTCATTGTCATTCCTTGCGGTGTTGAGGGTGCAGATGAAGGAGAACTCAACGCAAGCGCAGCGCGACCTTGAATTGCAATACATGCAAGAGATTCAGTTGCTAAAAGTCAAGATTGCCGAAGAAAATAGAATCCTCCAAGATGCAAGAGCGGCAAGGGCATTGCAGGCGAAAGCAGATTTTGAAAAGCGAAAGAAGGAGAATGAGATGGAGTACAGGGCAGAGCAGATCACACTGCAAGAGCATTTAGACAAAATGTTAGCGACTACGCGCAGCAATGAAGATGTCAAATTGCAAAAGCGAGGCACAAGCATAAAATACCAACTGGACTTGCAACGGCGCATGCAGCAGGAGGAAGAAAGGCTGGAGCAGATGAAGATTGACACCGCAGCTAAAACGTTTCAGACGCTCGGCAACCTGTCTACGCTGTTTGCAGGTAAGAGCGAGAGGTCACAGCGTCGTGCTTTTGAGATTAACAAGAAGATGTCGATGGCGCAGACGTTGATTGAAACATTCAGCGCTGCACAAGGGGCGTATAGGTCGCAGATGGTGATACCCGATCCATCGGCACCAGTGCGCGCTACCATTGCGGCGGCAGCGGCTGTTGCGGCAGGGTTGCTTCGCGTGCAGCAGATCAGCAAGCAGACGTTTCAGTCGCCATCGGCAGTGACTGGCGGCGGAGGCGGCGGCGGATCAGCACCGCCAACGACAGGAGGCTTCGCATCGGGAGGCGGAGTGATGAACCCGAATAGCCAGCTAACTAACCCGAATGAAGGTGCAGGCGCAGGGCAAGGTCAAGGCATGCGCGCCTATGTCGTTGAATCAGACGTGCGCACAGTATCAGGGCGCTTGCGTAGGATCAGCGAATTTGCACAGTTGGCGAATTGATGATATTTAAGGCTATGGAACTACCAGTTTACCTGATGACCATTGACGAAGTTGACGAAGGCGTCAGCTACGTCGCACTCGTTGAATCCCCTGCAATTGAGCGGCCATTTCAGGCGTTCAGCAAGGAGAAGATGCGGTTCACCGAAACAGGCGAAAAGCGCGTACTAACAGGGCCGTTGATGCTTGCAGACACGCCGATCATACGCCGCGACAAAACGCGGGGCGAATACTTCGTGATCTTCCAGAAGGAAACGATCCGCAAGATGGTGCAGAAGTATTTTAAGCAGGGCAACCAGCATAACGTGAACGCCGAACACAGCACCGCCATTGATGGCGTCTATATGTTCGAGAGTTACCTGATCGACATGGAGCGCGGCATCAACCCACCCAAGGGCTACGAGGATGCGAAGGATGGCAGCTGGTTTGGATCATTCAAGG